ACGGAGTTCGTCAGCGCAATTTGCCAGATGATTTTAACAAAGCAATGCAACAATTATTAGGCAATCTTTGGTATTTTGAAACATTTAAACCTACTTACAACAAATACCTTGCCGAAGGCGCAACCAAGAGTCAACTTTATTCTTGGGAACAAACGGCCATTAATCAATACGGCAACCAAGACAACCCTTGGTGGTTGGAAAACTTCCGCAATTTTTCATCAACAACCACGGCTAGTCGAGCATGGAACCAACTTGATCTGATGTCGCAACAACCTCAATACAACGTTGGGCAATATAAGAAAGTGTCTGATGGAGTAAAATGGTTTAAAGCAGAGGTATACCCTGCGCTTCAACAAGCTTTGACGGAAGTTAACACATCAGGTTCGGGCGCTACTTACGCTGCGGTTAATACTTGGTGGAAAGACCAGGTAATGCCTTGGGTATTAGAAAAGCACCCTGAATTGAAATACGCAGTTGCTTCAATTCTTTCAAACATGGGATAACCGATGACAGACACAATGACACAACCCGATCAACCAGCGCCAGATAATGAAGCTGCTGAACCTACGCCAGACGCAGAAGCACCCGAACAAGGTGCGCCCGAAGCCGAACCGTCTATGGCAATGTCGTCATCAGGCATCCCCGTTGCGCCAGAAGAAAAAGCCACAGGCATCAAAGGTAAGATTAAGCAGATCGCAGATGACTATGTGATTCCCATGTCTGACCCTGCCATTGACGAGTGGGCCAAGATTCTAAAAGACAAGGACACCGAACCATTCAAGAAGTACGCCGAGCAGATCGCTATTGGCATGTACCCAACTTTGGCACCACAAATCCAGATGGGGATTCCTACTCGAATCCTGCTTGACCCTTACATTCGTAGCGCCGAGCAGGTTCTAGGCCCAATTGCTGAAGAACCCAATTGGTCTGATCCCAAGTGGAGCGCAGCCCTTCAAGGCTCGCAAGACCCCAAAACTGGCCGACCCACGTTGATGCCTCTTGACCAATGGCGCAAATTTATTATGCAAGAACCAAGCCACAATTTTGCCTCTAGCCCAATAGCAAATGACCGCGCTCAGGCTTTTAGCCAAATGCTTCATGGACACTTTAACGGGAGGATGTCGTAATGGTAAAGAAAACAACAACGCCAAATACAACAACGCCAAATACAGCAACGCCAAATACAGCAACGCCAAATACAACAACGCCAAATACGGGTGTACCCACCTTTACTCCTGGCGGTACTGGTCCTAGTCTTGGCCCTGCTCCCATTCTCGGGGTATTGGGTATTACTAAAATTAACGCAACGAATCCCAACAAATACATGGAGCAGTTGTACGCTCAACTTGTAACAAAAGCAATGCAACAAAATAAAGGTGCTACTAGAAAACAAGCATCTGCAATCGCCGATCAAAACTTAATTCAGATTGCTCAAACCATTTCTGGCGACACGGGCATTAACAACATTGGCAGTAGCAAAGCATCCAATGGTGCTTACTATGTGCTTGGAAAAATGCTTAGCGATCGTCAAGCGTATCAGCCCGGCGGTGTTTACGAAAACAATGTAACTTACGATCAAGCCACGGGTACGGCCAAAGTTAAAGCACAAATAGTTCCCCCCAACACTCCCGGTAGTGGCAACGGTGCTGGTCAAGCAGGCGTTACTTCAATGTCGGCCACAGCTCAAGCCAACGCTTACAACACCATTTACAACGACCTTGATATGTGGGGTTTAACCAGTCTTGCGGGCGAGGCTTATAATAAAATTACCGCTTTGGGTGACAATATGGATATGAAAGGCATAATCAATTGGATTCGCACTACCCCAGAATACGAAAAGCGGTTTCCCGGCAACACTATTGTTGATCCTAAAACCAAACAAACCAGTACCAAATTGTCAGAAAATGCCTACGATACATTGACAACGGCGTATCGTGGTGCTGCTCAACAATACGGTTTACCTCCTGCCGCCTTGGACGCAAAACATATTGCTAATTTAATACAAGGAAACGTTAGCGCAGGAGAATTTGCTTCTCGGCTTCAATATGGTTACGACTTGGCCAAGAACGCAGACCCCAATGTTAAGGCGGCTTTGGCTCAAATGGGTATTACGCAAAGCAATTTGACTCATTATTTTGTAGACCCCAAGAACGCTTACGACACAATTAACAAGCAAATGACCGCAGCCGAAATTATGGGTACAGGCATAGATACGGGTTTTGGAGCCATTGACAAAAAAACGGCTCAAATGATTGCTTCGCAATATGCTGGTAGTTCTACAACTTTAGATAAGACCGCTATTACCTCGGCTTTGAAATCAGCTCTTCCGATGGTTGGGCTTGAACAAGAACAAGTTGGTCAACGTGGTCAAGCCACTGTCAGCCAAGGTCAGCTTCTTTCTCAGGCTTTCCCTGGTATGCACTCAACTACTGGCACTTCGGCTGCCGGCGACGCTGCCTCTATTCGCATGGCTCAAGAAGCCCGTGTTGCCGGTTTGTCCGGTGGTGGTGGTTACGCCACATCCGCCAAGGGCGCTGTCGGAGTTGGTCGAGCAGGATCAACTGGCGTAGGTTCTGCATAACCTTTCAATTATCTGATACAATATGTCTCAGTGGAGCTTTGGCCGGTGTGAACCGTGAGCTAAGGCCGCAACCCGGCAAGGGGATGGCATCCTTGTTGTGTATAGGCCAACCATTCAAAACTATCCGTGTTCACACCTCCGGTGAATATGCGTACCTTTAGGGAGTGCCACAATGTCAGACGAGTACCTCAACGAAGAAGAAGAAGCCACACTCGATCCCAACATCCGGGCAGAGTTGCGTAATAGCAGGGCTGCGAAGAAGGAAGCAGAACAGGCGAGAGCCGAACTGGAAAACCTGAAGCGCGATCTAGCTTTTACTAAGGCGGGAATTTCCGAAACTGGAACGGGCGCTTTGCTTCGCAAGGCTTACGATGGAGACACCGATCCTGATGCCATCCGCAAGGCGGCAGCAGAATACGGAATCCTGAATGAGTCACCGCAGCATGACAACCCGATTCAAGAGGAACTTAACCAACACAGAGCTATTGCAGGAGCCACCGGAACCAATAATTCCGGGCCTACGAATGAACAATCATTCATGGCAGGCATAAATCAGGCAAGCAACGTGGAGGAAACATTGGCGGCAATCCGAGCAAATGGCCCCGAAACAGGGGTACATATTGTGGGGTACCAGTAATCACCGGGTAACTTAACCCAAGGAGTTAGCCAAAAATGGCTTTTACCACCACATCATCCCTTGCGTTGGCGCAGGCGGCGTATGACAAGCTCGCCCGCTTTGCCCTTCGCCCTGAACTTTACTTCGACAATGTTGCCGATGTTAAGCCTACTAATCAGTCCATGCCTGGTAGCTCAGTCACGTTCCCGATCATCTCGGACTTGGCAATTGCTTCCAGCGCTCTTAACGAGTCCACTGACGTAACCCCCTCGGCTGTTTCCGAAAGCAACGTCACGGTAACGCTTGCTGAGTACGGTAACTCCGTTCTTACCACGGCTGCCCTTCGTGGAGAGTCCTACGTTGAGATTGACCCCATCGTTGCTAACGTAGTT